GCACATGGACTTGGCAAGCGGTATGTACACGGCGCACCCATCCGTAGATCTGAAAAACTACTACACAAACATCAAGCCAACCCGTCCTTTGACGTTGGATGACAAAGAGTTCATTGACCGCCGTTGGGCTGATCGCCTGCCTGAAGGTACTGGCGGCTACAAGTCTGTGATTGAAAGATTGCTAGAAGAAGGCCAGCCGGTCAAGTTCAACATGGGCTGTGGGCGGGATCGTTTGCCCGGCTACCTTGGCGTTGATATGCACAGCGATACCGCAGACATCAAGCAAGACATCATGAAGCTAGACCTGCCAGAGCAGTGCGCTGACGAAATATTTGCAAGCCATGTGATTGAGCATATCCCCCAGCATCGCGCACCTAAAGTTTTAGAGAAGTGGCTGGCTACACTAAAGGATGGCGGTATGCTGGTAATGGAAACGCCTGACCTCGCTGGTCTATGCAAAGACTATTTAGAGCAAGACGGTGCAGATCAGCACATGACTGCAATGTGTATCTATGGCGCTCACGTAGACCGCATCACTCCTGAGACGCAGGAAAAGGGTGCTTTGTCTCCACATCTGTGGGGCTACACACCTAAGTCGTTAGCGGATTTGTGTACAGCGGTGGGCTTCAAAGACATTAAAATTCTGCCAGTAGACGGGCAACATCCGGGTAAAAACTTTAGATTGGAGGCGATAAAATGATTTCCTTAGAAGGTTTACAGTCTGGCGTAGCGGGTGAAGACCGTGCTATCGCTATTTTGAAGGTAGAGCACAACGGTCAGACATATGATTGGATGACGTTTGTCCCGCCTAACACTGATCTGGCTACTTACATTGCGGATTCGGAGACTCGAGTTAAGGCTGAAATTGATGCTAAAGAAGCTGCTTGGGCTGCTCTGACACCCAAGACACGCGAGATTGAAGGTATCAACGGTACGGAAACTGTTGCTATTGATAAGTCTGAGATTGTCCGCGCCGACAACCCTGATTACTACGCAAGTCGTAGGGCTGAGTATCCTACGCTTGCAGACCAGCTGGATGCAATGTGGAAGGGTGGAGATGCTATGACGGCAATGGCTGCAAAGATTGCGGCGGTTAAGCAGAAGTATCCCAAGCCATGAACTTAGCAAGAGAACATCTTGGAAAGATTATTAGACTTGATGTTCTGACGGTTGTGACGCTGCCTGCCAACGTGTTCAAACAGGGCGAAATCCTGGTGTTGTTTAACAACACGGACAAGTTCACAACACTGGAATCCAAGGTGGCAAATAACTACAGATCGGCTATATCCATTAACAAGAATTTCTTTGAGATTCCTCCACGGGCGCTGATCAACATTGTGTTTGTTGCCGACGATATTGCGGTTTTAACTATAGGGATGTGATATGAGTGGAATACTTTTAGCATTTGTTGGCGCTTCGTTTGGCGGCGGTGTTGTTGTTTTTGATGGCTCATTTTCAGGAGCGCCAATGGCAGTAGTTGCCTTTGGTGGATAACTAAAAGGGTTTATGCACCATGACTGAAGACACCACCACCAAGATAGCTGTACATGAAGCGGTTTGTGCCGAGCGTTATGCGGCCATTGAGAAGTCTTTTGTCACTGGCGACAAGCGCATGACAAGAATTGAATACTTGTTGTACATAATGATTGTGTGCGTCTTGTTTGGGCCAGGCGTTGCTGGCGAGCTTGTGAAGAAGATTTTGGGACTGTAACGATGTGGACCCTCTCACCATCCTTCTGGCTGCCCGAGCCTGCGTTAGTGCTGTTGAACAGGGAGTTGCTCTGTACAAGTCCTGCAAAGAGTCTTTCATGGAGGTCAAGTCCACTGTTGAAGAAATTGCTGGTGCTGCCAACGAGGTCAGAGGATTTTGGGCCAAGCTCTTTGGAGCCAAAGAAAAGCCTGTGGCGCAAGCGGCGCGAAAAAAGGCAAAGTATGAAGCAGTAGACGAGGCGGTGGTGATGTCCAACATCGTCACCCAGTTATCTACGTTCTTCAGGCTTCAGGATCAGTTAGCCAATCTGCTGAGAGAACAAGAAGAGAAGAGCAAGACTGTCTACGATCCTGACGCTAATTTGATGGAGGCCGCCCTCCACAGGCTCATGGCGCAAGATCAGATGGCGGCGCTGGAGGTGGAAATAAGAGAGGCGATGGTGTACGGCGCTCCTAAAGAGATGGGGGCTTTGTACAGCCGGACGTTTCAGATGCGGGACATCATTAAGGCCGAGCAAGACAAAGCAAGGAAAAAGCGAGATGATGAATCATGGCAACGCAAGGAAAAGGAGCGGCTCCTAAACGAAAGGCAAGCGTACCTACTAGCGACTTTTCTTTTCCTCCTGTATCTATGGATACTCCTCGGCCTCTTAAGCAGGATTGGGAAATAGTTATGGGGTACATCGCAGCCTTAATTTTTGCAGTCTTGATAATCCCCTTGCTTGGAATGTTGTACATGGATGTGCTGCAAACCAAAAAAGAAGCTAAGACTCAAATTGAAAAAATGGAAAAACTCAGGCGAGACATTGAGAAACAACGAAAGGAGAACAAGGATGAATAAGCAATTAGAGAAAGACTCAACTTTTAATCAGTTTGATACTGACCATGATGGCGTAGTGACTGACGCTGAGTTGGCTAGATCAGAGCGAATGCTCACGATTGAGAACATGGACAAGATGGCAGACCAGCAGCGCGTGATGGCGTGGGCGGCTCTAGGCGCACCTCCTGTCTTAATTGCATTCCTTGCTTCTGCTTGGGTGACGCTTGAAAAAGTTAATGCTTTGGCAGGACTGACAACCACCTACTGTGCCGCCATGGGAACCATTGTGGTGGCATTCATGGCAGCACAAGCGTATGTGCGTGGTAAGGCTGAAGGATGAGTCTGTTTAATCCTTGGGTAATGCTTGCCCTAATTTGTGCATTTTTGGGTGTTGGTGCATTCTCATACTCAAAAGGCGAGGATGCTGAGTTTGATCGACAACAAATAAGAATTGCCAAGCTGAATGAAGAATCTAGACAAAAAGAGCAGGCCTTAGTGTCTGCTGTAACGACAACTGCGACACAACTTGTAAAGGCCAACAACAATGCCAAACTTCAAACCCAAAAGTTACATTCTGCTCTTGATGCTGGTACTCTCAGGCTGCGCCTCCCTGTCAAGGCCACCAGTTGCCCCGTACAAGCCTCCAGTGATTCCCCCATTGCCAGCGGAGATAGCAGTCAAGAGGGAGGCGAACTTGACGCAACGACTGCTAAAACTCTTATCGCCATCACAGACGATGGAGACGAAGCAATTAGACAGCTTACCTCCTGCCAGCAAGCCTACGAATCCATCTACCAAACCTTGAAGGAGAAACCATGAACCTGTCAGCAAACTTTACCTTGAATGAACTCACCAAGTCTGAGACTGCAACCCGTCTAGACATTGATAACACGCCTAATGAAGAACAAATAGAGTCATTGCGTTTGTTATGCGAAAACATCCTACAGCCAGTGCGTGACCACTTTGGTAAGCCTGTGAAGATTTCATCTGGGTTTAGGTGTAGTGCTTTGAATCAGGCGGCGGGCGGCTCGGCAACCTCAGATCATTGCAAAGGTCAAGCAGTTGACTTTGAAATTGATGGTGTTCCTAATCCTGAACTAGCAGACTGGATAGAGAGTAATCTCAAGTACACACAACTTATCTTAGAGTTTTACACTCAAGGTCAGCCAAATTCGGGGTGGGTTCATTGCTCATTTAACCCAGATAGCCTCAAGGCTCAGTCACTCACCGCCGTCAAGGTGGCAGGCAAGACTCAGTATTTGAATGGGTTGCAGGCATAGACAGGGCATAAGTGAAATAATGATGTCATGGCTAATAAGACTCAACAGCTCGAAGTCCCATCAATCCCAAGTCTGGGCTTTGCGCCGGAGGGGTATGAGCGCCGCTACTTTGGTGAAATCAATGGTGCATTGAATGGCTACTTCAGAAGTCTGATTAGTACGTTGGGTGCGCTGTTTGGTGTGCGTGGGGGAAAGTTCTTGAACGCACCTCATGGGGCGTTTCACGACTCGACTGATCAGGTGGCGGCAAGCACTACTGTTGCTACCGCCGTGATATTTGACACTACCGACATTTCCAATGGTGTCACGCTTTCAAACAGTTCAAGGCTCAATGTTGCAGACTCTGGTGTTTTTAACATCCAGTTTTCGATTCAACTTAAAAACACCATAAACGATGGTCAAGATGTGGACGTTTGGTTTCGCAAGAATGGAACAAACATAGACAACTCAAACAGTAGATTTCATATTCCTGCAAGAAAAAGCACTGGTGACCCTAGCCACATAATTGCCGCCTTGAATTTCTTTGTCTCATTAAATAGCGGCGATTATGTTGAAATCATGTATAAAGTTGACAATGTGGGCGTGACGATTGAACATTTTGCCGCCAGCGCCAGCCCGACACGGCCAGCAGTGCCATCAGCCATTGCCACTGTGTCTTTTGTCTCAAACCTACCGACAATATAGCCATGTACATACCAGTTAAATTACCACCAGGCGTTTATCGAAACGGCACAGAGTATCAGTCCACTGGTAGGTGGCATGATGCCAACTTGGTGCGCTGGTACGAAAACACACTGCGTCCTGTCAACGGATGGAGGGCAAAGTCGGCATCGACTGTGACCGGCGCTTGCAGGGCGATCATCACTTGGCGCGATGATGATGCAGACTCGTACATTGGGCTTGGCACTCACTCCAAGCTCTTTGTGATGGACGTTTTGGGTGTCTTGAAAGATGTCACACCCACTGGATTTACCACTGGCTTTGTTGATGCCACAAGCACCACCGGCTACGGCAAAAACCTCTACGGCAGTTTTGCCTATGGCGTGCCTCGACCCGACACTGGAACAGACAACGTAGCCACGACTTGGAGCCTTGACACTTGGGGCGAGTACCTGGTGGGTTGCTCGGACTACGACGGAAAGATTTATGAGTGGACTTTGGGTTTTGTAACGCCAACAATAGCAGCAGTGATCACCAACGCACCAACTAGCAACAAGTCTATTTTGGTGACTGCTGAGAGATTCCTGTTTGCGCTTGGCGCTGGCGGCAACCCTAGAAAAGTTCAGTGGTGCGATCAGGAAGACAACACGCTTTGGACACCAGCATCAACCAATTTAGCTGGCGATTATGAGTTGACCACATCAGGCAGTTTGATGGCTGGTAAGAGGGTCAAGGGCATCAACTTGCTGTTTACCGATGTTGATGTGCATACAGCGCAGTATGTTGGTGCGCCATTTGTCTATGGTTTCGAGAAGGCAGGTTCTGGATGCGGTTTGATTTCTACCCAATCAGTTGCCGCCATTGATACGGCGGCTATCTGGATGAGCAAGTCGGGATTCTTTATCTATGACGGCTACGTCAAGCCATTGCCATGCGATGTATCTGACTATGTTTTTAGCAATATCAACTTGGATCAACGATCAAAGGTGGTTGCGGTTCATAACAGCAAGTTTGGTGAGATTTGGTGGTTCTATCCTAGCAATGCGGGACTTGAGAATGATTCGTATGTAACGTACAACTACCGCGAATCACATTGGAACATTGGCTCTTTGTCTCGTACAGCAGGCACTGACGCTGGCGTGTTTACGCTTCCCTTGATGGTTGACGCTGACGGCGAAGTCTATGAGCATGAGGTGGGTTTTGATTATGACAGCGCAGTGCTTTTCGCCGAGTCTGGACCTTTGGAAATTGGCAACGGCGACAATGTGTTTAGTATTCGCCAAGTCATTCCCGATGAGCAAACACTTGGTGAGGCAACAGTGTCTTTTAAGACTAGACTATTCCCTACAGGTACAGAGTCAACATTTGGTCCATTTACGGCGGCTAATCCTACCAGCGTAAGGTTCTCAGGTCGGCAATTCAACATGGTGGTGACAGGTGATGTGTTGGCAGACTGGCGCATTGGCGTGATGCGGTTAGACATTGTTGCCATGGGTAAGAGATAAAATTCAAGGTATTAAGGGGATAAAAAATGTTTGATATGCTCAGTGGTCAATATAAAAATCTAGCCTCAAAGGGTAGATATGGTGACACCATGCTTGCCCATATTAACCCTCAAGAAGCGGGATTGTTGAGGTCTATGGGTGGCGCTGGAACTATAAATCCCCAAACTGGTTTGCGTGAGTTTTATGGAATTGGGCAACTTCAGTTTCTGCCACAATTTACGCCAGCGCCATTGCCATCATTAGGTCAAGCGTTAGCCCCCGAAACAGTGGCAGATCTTCGTACCCAATTAGACGTAGTTACACCTCCACCAGCGGCCTATGTGGATGGAAGGATTGGTGCAAAACCAGCAGCTCCACAAATTTCATCAGAATATGCACAGTATGCAGATCGTGCGCCAGCGACAGGCATGGGTGGTGGTAGGCAAGTTGAAGGCTACACACTACCAACGGACAAAAAATTTCAAGATATTCCGCTTGTTGCTCAATATGACACACAAGGTAATTTTAAGCAGTTGACACTAGAACCAGGTAAGTTTTTAACTCCTGACCCAACCAAGCCAAACATCCAATCAGTTCCAAGAATAAATAAAAAAGGCGAGATTACTGATTTTGGGATTGTTGATACAGATAAGTTAGAAGATGGTGGCTTTACCAGCATGATTAGGGAATTGGGTACTGAGCTTGGCCCAATAATTTTAGCGGCGGTAGGTTCTCAATTAGCCACTAATCTTGGTTTTGGCGGTACTACGGCTGGTGCAAGTAGTGGCACAGGCTTAAGTCTTGGGGGTGGCGGTCTTGGTCTAACTGCCGCTCCTGGAGCTGGACTCAATCTTGCCGCCACTACTGGTGGAGGTCTTGGTCTAACTGCTGGATCAGCAGGAGCTGGCGCTATTGGCGCAGGACTAGGTACAGCACTTAATGCAATAAATACAGGTATTAGTTCTGGCGCTGGTGCTAGCACTGGTCTAACTACTGGTGCTGGCACTGGTCTAACTACTGGCGGTGGCACTGGTCTAACTACTGGCGGTACAGGTGTTGGTACAGGCACTGGCGTTGATTACGGCCTTACCACTGGTGGTGGCGGTACAGGGACTGGCATTAATCTTGGTGGTACAGGGACTGGCATTAATCTTGGAGGCACAGGCATTGGTACTGGTGTCGGTACGAGTTTGATAGACACAATTATTAAGAATCCAAGCATTGCAGGCACAGTGCTTGGTGCAGTGACAAGTGCTGTTGGTGCGGCCAATGCGCCTACATCACAAACCGCCACTACAAGCATTGACCCTCAGATCAAGGCTGAATACTTAGCTAACCTTGAGAGAGCCAAGGCAACAGCGGCTGGCTTAGAGGCGCGTCAGATTGCACAGCCTGGTCAGTTGTACAACGATGCAGAGCGACAGCTCTACAACCTCGGCATGACACCATTTGGCGAAGCTGATATTGCAAAGTTCTTTAACCCTTACCAAGAGCAAGTGGTGCAAGGTGCTTTAGGCGACATTGAGCGTACACGCTTGATGCAGGAGCAGGCAAACAGGGATCAGGCAACTAGGGCTAGAGCGTTTGGCGGTTCACGTCAAGCTGTAGTTAGCGGCATGACCAACGAGGCGGCATTGCGCCAAGCGGCTAATACCAGCGCACAGTTGCGATCTGCTGGCTACACGCAGGCCGCTAACCTTGGACTGCAAGCGCGTCCCATGGATATGGCAGGCTTGCAGACTTCACTAGGGCTTGGTACTACACGCACTGCGCTGGAGCAGGCAAGACTTGATGCGTTGCGTAACTTAGGCACTGAGCGTTTGGGGATTACCAGCGGCGCATTGGGTATGAACATACCTAATTTGGGTAGCTCAAGCAGCCAACCTTTGTACAACAACACTGCCGGTAATTTGCTGTCAGGTGGACTGACTGGCGCATACATTGGCAGTCTGTTACAGCCAAGAACTACTTAAGGAAAACGACATGGCCTCATACGAAGAAAATATGGCGGCATTGAATATGCCATACGCACCACTTCCCATCAGAGGCGGTGGTCAGGATAGAGCATTCACAGGCTTACTCGGTGACATCTTTGGCGGTGGCGGTGGTACTACTGGCTTGGAAGAGTATCTGACGGCGGCTCAGACTGGTCAGATGAATCGTCAGGCTCTGTTGCAAGCGGCCATTGCCGCGACACAGGCAAGCGCACCCAGCACCACACCTCGCTCTTTCATGCAGATTCTTGGCGCTGGACTCGCTGGTGGTCAGCAGGGTTATCAGCAGGCGCAGCAGGGGGCTATACAGCAGTTGCTGACTAAGCAGAAATTGGATGAGTACAGGCGGCAAATAGCTGATGAGAAGGCATACAAAGATATGTTTGCTCAAGCGCCAGCGGCTGGCGGTGCAATAACGCCAATGCAAGCAGCGGCATTGCCTGTTGCTCAATATGGACTTGGACCGACTCCACAGCGTGATGCAATGATCAATCAACCGATGCCTGCTGGAATGCAACAGCAAGGTGGCATATCTTCTTTGACACCCATGCAAATAAATTTACTCAGAACTATGCCTGCCAAAGAGGGAAGGGCAAAGCTATTGGATTTGCTGCAACCTCCTGATATTACTGGTCAAGCATTTAAAGCCGAAGATGGAAGCTATTACTATCCAACAAAGCAAGGACCAATTCCTGCATCTGTCATACCCGCTGACTTGGGCGCTGAAGAGTTTGGTACGCCTACGCCAATGGTTATTGATGGCAAAACTGTGATGGTGCAGTACAACAAAAAAGGTCAAAGCAGAATTGCCACAGGCGTTGCACCATACGAGCCACAGTCACAAGATATTCGAGCTGTTGAATACATTACTGGAGTACCATTGGCCGGTACAGGTCAGCAAGGTATTGGCGCTGTTGGTCAGTTCCGAGAGCAGATTGCGCCTAAGACAACTGTCACTGTGCCTGTTGATATGACAGGTGGACAAAAAGGCTTTGACAATGAAATGAAGCTCGGTGGCGCATTTAAGAATGAGCCTATCTACAAAGACTTTAACGATATGCAGACAGCGTATAAACAAGTCAATACAGCCTTAAGCCAAGGCACTCCAATTGGCGATGTGGCTGGCGCTACAAAGATGATGAAATTGCTTGACCCTGGCTCTGTCGTGCGTGAGACTGAATTGGGTATTGCTATGGCGGCATCAGGAAGAATGGATAGGTTGCAAAACTATTTCAATAATTGGGCATCAGGTGAGAAGTTGACACCTACACAACGCGAAGACTTCAAGCAATTGTCATCAGAACTGTATGCGGCAACGGCGCAGGCTTACAACAAAAAACGTGGTGAATACAAGAGTTTTGGGGGATCGTATGGATTCAAGAATCTTGATACTGCGCTTGGTGAAGAAGCAACAATCCCATCAATTATTAAAAGGCAAAACGCTGGTGATAAACCGCGTAAACCATTGACAGACATCTTTCAAAGGACACCATAATCATGAGTGACTTAAAAAAGCAGATTGATGCAGCCAGACAAGAAGGCTATAAAGATGATGAAATTATTCAGTTTCTATCAAGCGGAATGGGTGATTTACCTAATCTAAAAAATCAGATCGACACCGCCGTTGAGAATAACTACACGCCATCAGAGGTGCTGAAGTTTTTGTCTGAGCGCAAGTCGCCTGCTTATGAAGCTGGCGCTAAGAAATCAGAGTTAGAAAAAGGATTCTTGGCGGCCATGCAAGGCCCAACTATGGGTTTCTATGACGAGATTGCTGGCACTGTTGCTGCGCCAATAAAAGCCATCACTGAGGGAAAGCCATTAAAGCAAGCATATCTAGAGCAAAGAGATGTTATTCGTGGCGCTGCTGAGTCCTACACCAAAGAAAATCCATTTTCATCTATTGGATTGCAAACAGCGGCAACATTACCAACATTGGCATTTAGCGCACCAGCAAGGGTTAGCCAAGCTGTTAATCGTAGCGTGGTGATACCAGCTATGGAGGCAATATCCCCAAGGCTGGCACAGTTTCAACGCTATTTGACGCAAGCGCCACAAGCAGGCCAAGTCATGGGTATGGGTCAGCGCATGGCGCAGGCCGGTGCTGCTGGCGTTGGCTATGGTGCTATTGGCGGTCTTGGTTCATCTGAGGGTGAAACCATTGCCGACATCAGCAAAGATGTGGCAAAGAGTGCCGCCATTAGTGGCGTGTTAGGTCCAATATCTCAGCCAGTCATGTCGGTTCTTGGTGCTGGTGGCCGTCAGATCGCTGCAAGGGTTTCTCCTGCCAAGGCCGAGCAGTACGCACAGCAAAAGGTGGCCGAGGCGCTGTTGCGCGATACGCCACCTGATTTGCTTGAAAGCGCATTGGGTATGTCGCAGGCTCGCATGGGCAAGCTCGGTGCAGAGGCTCGCGTGGCTGATGTTGGTGGTGCGAATCTACGCCAACTGTTGGACACCATAGCAACGCTACCAGGCGAGACAAAGCAAGCCTTGGAACGTGCCATCAGAGAGCGCCAAGCTGGACGCGCAGGCCGTCTTGTGACTGCCGCTGATACGGCTTTAGGCACTCAAGGATCGCAGTTTCAGCAGAGTATTGACACCTTTAGCGAATTGCGCCGCATCGAATCTCGACCTTTCTATAACGTCATTGATCAGGCAGTGGTGCAAGTTGATGAGCCATTGATGAAATTGTTAAAGCGTTCAGAGTCATTGCAGGGCGCTGCTGAATTGCTGTATCGCACAAAAACTGGTCAATCCATTGATCTATCAAAAATACAGGCTGGTCAGCCAGTGCCAATGAATGTGCTGGATACTTTGAAGCAGTCTTTGTATGACTCAGCGCAAAGTCTCAAACGATCAGGCAGTGGTCAGCAGGCTACTGCATACGATGATGTACGCCAAGAGTTGATTAAGGCACTCAGCGATAGATCGCCAAAAGTTGGCGGTAAATCTGCATACGCGCAGGCCATGGAGAAGTGGGCAGGACCATCACAGATGATGGATGCCGCGGAGCTTGGCCGTAAGGCGATGACTGGCGACATTGTCAACTTCAAGCAGGAATTGCGCGGATTGACTTTGTCAGAGATGGACGCATTCCGCATTGGCGCATTGCAGGCTTTACGCCAAAAGACAGGCACAGAGGCTGGTCAGACATCATTGTTAAAGATGTGGAAAGAGCCAGCAACGCAAGAGAGACTCAAGGCTGTATTTGGCAACGACTTCCGACAGTTTGCCTCGGCAGTTGCTAAAGAAGCTCGGCTTAAAGGATTGGAGTCTGCTGGGCGTGGAGCGCAAACAGCGGCACGCGCTGCCGGCATGGCCGATCTTGATGTTGCACCAATGATGCAGGCAGGGCAGGCGGTTGCCAGCGGCAATGTGCCAGGTATGCTGGCATCAGTCTCTAACCTATTCGGCCAAGTCAAGACTCCCGAAGCAGTACGCAACCAAATGGGTCGCATTCTGCTCTCACGCGACCAGCAAAAACTACTTGATCTGTCTGAGTCACTGCGCCGATTGAATGAGGCACGTTCACGCGCCGCTGGTACTGGTGGCTATATCGGTGCACAGACTGGAATAATCGGATCGAACTTAGCAGGACAATAAATCATGGCCACCAGCTATTTCCAAGACCCATTTGGCGCGGCAGACTACTCGGCAGAGGGTATGCCGAGCTTGTTGTCTCTGAGCAATTTAGAGTCATTGGGGCGTGGTTCTTTTGCCGGTTTGCTTGGCCTGCCAGAAGATTTGCGAAAAATGCTTGTTACTAAAAAGATGCAGCAAAACATGGATTTTGTGGCGGCACAAAGTGGCATACCTCAAGTCCCATATTTCCTACCTAGCAGCGAGGAACTAAAGCAACGCACACCGCGCATGACTGCGCCAACGCCACAAGCTGGCTTGATTGAAGACATTGGTGCATTCATGTCACCAGTGCCTGCGGCTGCTGTTGCGCCTTTGGCGAGGGGTGTGGGTAAGGTTGGCAAAGCGGGTTTGCGTATGGCTGGTCAAGAGATCACAGATGTGATGTCTGGTATGCCGTCAAGGTCATTGTTGGGTGACATTACGCCAAAGCCTATGTTTATGGCTGATCCAAGTGCTGGTCTGCTAGGTCAAACAAAGCCAAAGGATGAGTCTATACGAATTTATAGAGGCAGTTTTGAAACAAATCCAGAATATTCAGTATTAGAAAATTATCCAAATGCTGTATATAACGGCGTTTTTGGAAGTTCTAATTTGCAATCAGCGCAAGGACATGGAAGTGGAGCAATTCATTTTACTGATATACCAAAAAGTAAAATTGTCACTCACTACGAATTAAATTACGAAATTCCTTATGAAAAAATAAAAAACGCGTTATTAAAAGAACGTCCTGATTTAAAGAATAATCCAGAATTATTTGATGAACTTTATGATATTGTTGTTGGAGATGCAGGACAAAATTTGCAAAAACATGATGACAATAAAATAATAAACTTATTTCGTACTTCACCTGATGAAGCTGACAATGAAGCGCAAAGATTAAGAGGTTTAGTAGCTAAAAATCTTGGTTATAAAGCCATAGAAATGACTGACGAACATGGAGCTGGAACTTATTTAGTTACGCCAGGTGCTAAATTTAAATCCATTGCTGGTGACCCACAAGAGTATGGATACAACCCAAATTTTGAATACCCCCAACAAGCCGCACTCGATCTTGCACAGCAACGAGCTGCATTGCCAGTTGAGCAAAGTGGATTAGGGTTGCCAATTAACAATACTGCTGCTGATAGAGCAAAAGCTATGGGTTTTGATACTGATGCGTATCATTCGACAAATGCAAGTGATATTACAAAATTTGATTTGGGGAAAAACAGTAGAGGTGAGGGAACATCAGTTGCTTTAACGCCCGAAAATGCACAAGCATATGGCGATATAACTTATCCTTTAAAAGTTAACCAACAAAAAATATTTGACCCAACTAATAAAGATCAATTTAAAGAGTTAAAAAATTATGTTGAAAATCTAATTCAACAGCAAAAACCATATGATAAAGATTCATTGTCTTTTTATCCATTTACATCAAAGAAAGTTTTGGAGAATTTGTCTAATCCACAAACTGGTGCATATTATTTAGAAAATGAAATCATATCTAAGTCACTCAAAGACTTAGGCTATTCAGGTTCTATTGGAATGGAATCAGGTCAATCACAATTAAAAATGTTTGACCCTGACAATATACGATCACGCTTTGCATCGTTTGACCCATTCCGCAAGGATGTAGCAACAGCGGCTGCAATGGGAGTTGCACTTCCTGACTTGTTGGCGGCAGAGCCAAAGCCAAAAGAAAAGCGCCGTCAATCCTCTGGCCTGTTATCCCCATAGAAAGCAGCCACTAGCGGATCGCGCTTAATCTTCCACTTCTTAGCCCTCTCACGCGCCATGCGAAAGGCATGATCGTCAAGAGACTCGTTGGCTCTCCAGCGCTTGAGCCTCTCTTTAGCTGTCAGGGTTTTGGGCTTGGCGGCATCAGTGTCTATGCCATACCTGTACACCGCCACTAGCACAAGTGCTGATCTGCGCCACTCCTGTATATGCACCACACCTTGCTGGCGCAGTCTGTTAATGATTCTCTGAGCCGATCTCTCGCTGCAATACACCTTGGCGGCGACCTCCGGCGCAGTGCAACCGACACGCTGTAGCAGATCGATGATGCGTGGCAGCCGTACAGACTTCATTTCTGCCTTTGAAATCTACTGTCTTTTAAGAATGATCTCAGCCATTTTCCTTTGCCAAGTTTGACCCATTCTTTGTATTCGCTCTCGGTTAATCTAGCGGATACGCCTCGCCCATTCTTGGTCATCTCTTTTCTTAGTCTTGGTATTGGTTTCTCTTCAATCATCATTCAACCTCAAAATTTAAAAGTACCCACACAAAAACAAATATTGTGCCAAGCACAACAGCAATTGCAAACAGCGAGATAAGGAAAAATATTACAACTGTTTCCATTGTTTGGCCTCACTTGGTGGTGTCCAACCAAAGCGCCGCCAAGTGGCCTGCACATCAGTGGTCTTTGGATACTTCAGCTCTTTGGCAAAGGCACTTGGTAACGTCACTGTCGTGCCTACTGGTGGCCTCCAATCGACTTTCATTTCTGCACCGCCAGCAGTTCCATTTCAGCTTCTTTAAGACGCTCTAAGGCGCACTTCATCTCATAGTCGAGCTGGTCGATCTTGGCCTGCATACGCTTGCGTTGGAATAACTCGCCATGCGCCCAGCCAAGCACTGTGCCAGCGGTCAAGGTCTTGCGGATAAGCTGGCGCAAATCGTGGTGACCCAATACACGAATGCCTGTCATATCTGCTGGCATAAAGCGCAGCACCTCTGCATCTATTTCGTCTTCCATTTTCTTAAACATGATATCTCCTCGGGGTTGATGAGGGGTTGACCAAGCATGAACCAATAGCGTGGCGTTGTAGGGGATCGGTGTAATGGTAGACACAAACAAGCCCTTACCGCGCTGCTTGCGTCCCCATGCATCAGTGGCATTGACATTCTTTAAGTCACCGCGCTTAACGGCAGCGTAGACCTTGACGCGCTCAAAGCCGCCGTCCTCCAGCTCGGCCATGCTGCGCGGTTCTTGGCAGAAGTCTTGGAGGTCGGTCATGCTGACCACCATGAAGCTAACAATACAGCCAAGCCAATGCCGATGATGACGGCCACTAGGAAGTCAAGGGCAGAGTCGGCGCGGCGCTCTAAGCGCTTGGCCTGCTCCTCTATGTAGGGGTGTTGAGTGTGGTTCATTGAGATGTCTCCTTTGGTTGATGACGGAATAATCATATCACTTTTGACTTGTCTGTCAAATGCCACACAATTCATTTAACCCTTATTGTTGTAAACTCAACAACGGCGGGTTTTCCTGCCAGTTGCCTTTTGGGGGTTGGCTTGCGCTGACCCCCTTTTTTTCCTTTAAACTTGACTCTTTCCACAAAACAGGGTTAACATTCTTGACATGAAAACAGCAGAGCAAATTATCAGCAGCATCAAGGTGCAGATCGAATCAACAGGTTTGAAGATGTCCGATCTTTGCAGGGTCATGGGCATTGATCAGGCTCAAATGTCTCGGTGGACATCAGGCGCAACAGAGCCACTTTACTCCACTGTGGTCAGGATTGAAGAGGCCGCCGATTTACTTATTAAGGAACGTGTCAAAGCACTTAATCTAAAGATGAAAGCCCTCAACGAAGCTATGGAAGAGGCCGTCAAATGAGCCGCGTCATAGGTATTGATCCTGGTCTATCGGGCGCTGTGGCGTGGGTTTACGGCGACACGCTGCGTGTCGTTGATATGCCCACCATGACAGTTGAGCGCAACGGCAAAGCCAAGCGCCAAGTCAGCGCTAATGAGCTGGCCGAGCTGCTCTACAGTTGCCAAGGCGAAGAGTGTCATGTCTACTGCGAGCGCGTGGCAGCCATGGCAGGCCAGGGCGTTACCAGTGTATTTAGCTTTGGGCGCAGCTTTGGCATGATTGAGGGCATATTGGCCGCGCTCAAGATGCCAGTCACGTTTGTGGCTCCTGCCACTTGGGTGAAAGGAGTTGGCCGTGGGCAAGGTAAAGACGCTAGCCGCGCTCGCGCCATGGAGCTATTTCCCGACTATCAAGATCAATTCAAGCGCGTTAAAGACGATGGACGCGCTGACGCAACTCTCATTGCCTATTGGGGTCGTAAGCATGACGTAAACCTAGTTAACTTTTTAGAGTCTAAGAATGGATAACAAAGAACGCCAAACAATGCGAGAACACATTGTGTATTTGGCAAATCAGTTGGAGTTAACACGCCGAGCGAACCAGCAGCAGATCGTATTCATCAAACGTATTCTTGACCCTGAAGACTTAGGTCATGCAGTCAGCAACGAATGCCGACAGATTGCATACACGCTACTTATTAACTCTACACACCAAGAAAGAGACTCATGGCAAAACAGCAACCCCTAAGACTCAGGCCAAGTGCAGCATCCCGCTGGATCGCCTGTCCTGCCAGCGCCAAGCTAAGTGAGCTTGTGCCTTACCAGCCAGCAGGCGAAGCAGCGAAGATAGGCACAGCCATTCACGCGCTGGCTGAGACTTGTTACCAGCTCGACACCGACCCCATCGACTTTGTAGGCCAAGAGGTTGAGGGCATCACAATGACCGAAGAGAATTGCGACTTTGCCTTGGAGCACATCAAGGCAATATGGGCGATTCAAGATGAGGTGGGCAAGGACGGCATCATAAGGGTCGAGGCTGATGTCAAGCTTTACCACACCTACGATGTGCTGCTGCAAGGTACAGCCGATGTACTTGGGTTCTCAAACATCACAAAGAAACTCACCATCGCAGACTTGAAAACTGGACGCGGTTATGTGGATGCTGACAGCGAGCAATTAAAAATATACGCACTGGCTGCGATGGCCTCAAAGATACTGTCGCCCAAAGAGATTGAGCTGCAAATCATCCAGCCGCACCATGGTGAGAAGCGCATACACCGCATGAGCGCCGATGAGTTAGGTGTGTGGGAAACGCAAGTGCTGTTGCCCGCCATTGATGACGCTATCAGTGATAAGCCCACATTTAACCCATTAGAGTCAGCCTGCCAGTGGTGTCCAGCAAAGCACATATGTCCTGCACAAAAGGAGCAATTCGACATCGTGGCGGCGCAGCCTGACATCACCACTATGTCAAAGGATGACATCTTTCAGGTGATGCTGTCTCTCACGCCCGAACAGATCAGCGACATATTGGACAAAGCGCCGCTGGTGGAGAAGTTCATAGACGCAGTTAAAGAACACGCTACTAAGCAGATGGAGAATGGCGCTGTAGTACCAGGCTGGCAACTCCAACCCAAACGCGCTTCCCGCAAATGGATTGATCCAGAGGTGGCGCGTCAGGCATTAACTGACGCTGGACTTACAGACTCACAAATATTTGAAACTGAATTGAT